ACTTCCTCCGACGGTTCAAAAATGTCGAAGAACGGCAGCTCAACGCGAGTGCCGGTGATGTTGTTCAGGCGAGCGTCAGTTGCCAGCACACCCGATTGGATGAACAAGCAACGCTCATAAATTGCCTCGTACAGGTAACGAGCAAACGGAGCGCTCGTCGCCAGGCGAGTAGGAGACGCAATGCCGGCAGGTTGCGCAGAACCAAATACCGACGCGTCGGGGCTAGTGCCCCAGTTGTAGTTAACGGCTGCTGCCATTGTCCTGTTGGGTAAGGGTTGTCAGGGGCGCCCACAGGGCTATGCCCCAGCCTGTGCCTTTAGTTGTGCAAAAAGCTGGGGGTTCTCGACCTCCATCTGAACCTTTTCACCAAAACTCATTTGGTCAAAAGATTTCTGACCAGAGGCCAGAGTTGGAGAGGATCCAGCTGCACCCATTCCGCGTGCGCCAGTACCGCTGAACATGTAGGCGTAAGGGCTATCAGACCCCCGCAGGTTGTTCAGATAAGAACCCAAGTCAGTCTCGACGCCCCCGTCAAGTCCGACCACGGCACCATCCTTTAACCGCAGTTTGTCCTTTAGCAGCGCATACATGTGCTCAGACTGCACAACACCGGCCTGCTGAAAAGCAGAAACGGCGCGAGCTTTGATTGTCTGTTGCTGGTACTGAACCTCTTTGTCCTCTAGCTGCTTCTGCATATCAGCGAGTTGCTGTTGCAGGCTGCTGTTGGTTTCAGAGGCTTCCTTCCACAGAGCTTGATACTCACCTTGCTCTTGGAGCTTGGCTTGCTTTTGCTGCTGGGATGACGCTTGCAGCTCATTGAGCTGCTGTTGCAAGTCTTCTACGAGTTTCCTGTCGTTCCGTCGTTCGCCAATCAACTCTTGGTTTTTGGCCTTAAGTAGATCGACTTGAGCGGAGTAGTCAGGAGCAGCCACAGGCTGTTGAGCTTCGCCCACAGGGCTCGTCTCTTGGTTTTCAGACATGCTGAATAGGGTGAAGTTGAAAGCTCACAGAGCTATTCAGAGTGTAACCATTAGGTAATGGGATTAACTAGCGCTTCGGTTTAGCTGCTAAGCCCTCAGACACTCGACGCCACTTTTTGTCGTCACGCGGGCCGCGCAGCATCCTGACCATCGTTTCCTGCGGGTCAGCCCCGCGCTCAACCTCTCGCCGAAATAGCTCAGCCCTGGCTCGGCTACCAAAAAACTCATCTTGCGTTTCTTTGCTCGCCTTGGCGATGAATTGAGCATGCGGGTTTTGGCCTTTTTTGATCTTTATGGTCTTGGTCTTGCGGTAATACATCTCACCATTGACCTTGACCTTTGTTGAATACAGCCCTCCCTTGCTTAAGGCCTCATCCCACTTGGCTTTTTGCGCAGGCGACATGTCCCTGTAACGCTTGCCCTCGCCGATCTCATCCAGCGTCTTGCCCTTGTAAGTAAACGGCGCCTTGCTGATCTCTTGCCCAGTGATCTCGTTGGGATCGTCTGGGTCGTAAGGCACAACATTGCAGCGACAGGGGCCCATGTGAATTGGATAGTCAGGAAAGTCATCACGGCTGTCTCTGACCTGGCCAGCCAGTTCTGAACAAGTGGGGCAAGTCTTCGAGTCCATCGTTGCCACCCATTCGTATTGCACGCCCTTCATTGCCTCTTTATTGGCATCCCAAACACGCTCATTAATTTGATGGTTCTGCTCTGCAATCGCTGTTCTGGCCAGGTTTGCAGCCTGCCTGTAAACCTTGGCTGCGACCGTGTCACCTGCGATCTTGACGCCTTTGATCCCTGCCAACCCTGACTCTTGAATGATCTGAGAGGCAATTGTTTTAGTTTCAAGCCCCTCAAAAATTCCGCGCTGAACGGTCTTGTTGATGCTGTCAAAATTTTGCTTAGCCCAAAGCGATAACTCGCCTCGGCCAGCTGTGAACCATTTCTGCAGCTTGGCGTCGTTGACCTTGATGTCAGGGATAGAAACAGCTGCTGCAGCCTCGGCTGTGCCTAGTACTGGCGTGATGTTGATGTTTTTCAGCTGACGCTCTGCCGCCAATTCATCAATGCCAGCCATCTCAACCATGGACTTATTGACTTGACGACCTAACTCGTTGTTGTACTGCATGAGCAACGACTCAATGGCAGGTCGCTGCCCCTTCCATTGCAGCTCCCGCATGAAATTCCCAGGCGGCGGGAGATTGTCCACAATCCGCCGGATTAATCCAAAGGTGTCCGCTAACGCAGGATTAGCAGCCTTGGCAGCTGCGTTGCCCGCGTCGTGCATACGAAAAGTGTGTCTGCCAAAGGTCCCTAGCTGCTTGTCATTCACGGAATTAACATCAGGGCAGACCCTTCCCCAAGGTTAATGAGCAACGGCAAGAAACTTATCCGCATCGGTGGTCGCCTAATTGAAGTGCCGTTGGGGGAAGCCAGCCAAAAGAAGCCTCAACCTCCAGCAGCTACCCCTAGCCCTCCTCCGGTGGCTCCGGTCGCTGAGACTTCCGACCCCGCGCCGGTGATCGTGACCCCTCAGGAGGCAACCGAGGAGGCTCCGGCAAAGAAACCCCGCCGCCGTCGGAAGAAGGCCGAGCCTGACTCATAGCCTGCAACCCTGCACCTGTTAGCAAGGCCAGGGTGGTGGCAATCATGACGTTAAAAGTCGCCTCGTATCTCTCGCCTAAACGTGGGCAAGCTTTCAGCCCTCCCCCGCGCGCGCACCAAAACAGCCCTAGCCCAAAGATCACTGCTTGAAAGGCAAAGATCACCCCGAGCATGTAGAGCAAAAAGCGCTCGCGGTTGAAAGGTCTCATTGATCTTCTGCGTCAAAGTCAGGCTCAGGTTTGCGGGCAACAACCGGTTTTGGCTTGGCACTAGGTGCATCTAATGTCCAGGTGCCTTTGACTGTGGCTGGGTCTTCGCCTGTGACCTCGCAGAGCTTCCGAAGCATGCTGGCCCTGCTCCTATCTTCAACAACCTTCTGAGTAGAAAGCATCGAAGTCATGTGGACCGGCGAGAAGTTGTCATTGCTGTCGGGTCCATAGGCAGCACCGATTACAAGACCATGATCGGGAACAGGAATCAAACTGGTGGAGTTGACTTCCGTGTTGGAAACTCTTTGGATCTGCCTGGTGTCTGGGTCGAAGATATAAACCCTTGGGTCAGTCACTGATGAGTGTGACTTGGCCGCCCCAGCGCAGACAAACACATCGCCAAACTTAGTAATCGACTCACCACTGAAGGTTTCGTGATACCCAATCTCTACGCCGGTGGGGTGATGCTTAGACCCAGTGATAATGGCATGCACCTCAATTTTGCCGGTCTTGTAATTAGGTTTCACCTCAATAATGGACCTCTTAAACAAGATTTGATCTTGACGGAATCCGCTCTCACCTTCTGTGCCTTTTCTGGTTGAGTTATAAAGAGTCTTTTCTTCACCGTAGTTAGTTATCGTCCCGTCAGGCTTGGTGTCAAACTTATAGTCTGCTTTATAGTCAAAGAAGTACAAAGCACCGTGGCTATGAGTATCGGGTTGCTTGACGTTGAACCTCATAAGGTTCCTAGAGCTGCTGTCTTGTAGGTAAGAATCGTAAAACGACTTTGTCTCAATCATCAATGAACTGAGTTCTCTTTCAGTGCCTTGATAGTTGTTAAGGAGACGAACCTCATCGCTCCTATCTATTGTGCCAAGATCCTGAATGTTTAATGTGCAAACACCATATGCACTCTGATACCAGACAATAATGTTTGAGAAATAGTCGTCGTTGTCGATTGGCCCCTGAGTCAGGAACTGAGGGGCAAGTGTTGTTGACTTGTACCAGTTATCGACAATGCCTTTACCAACAATCAGCGGTTTGCCGATTCCGTTGACGGCACCGTCTGGATCAAGGATCCTGTCACCAAGAGGAATGTAATCACCGTAATTTTTGATTTCTGCCTTGCGGTTGTGATAATCACCTGTGAAGTACAGCTCAGTCAAGCCACAAGGCGATCCATACAGGAAACACCTGAAGACATCGTTGACGTCTTTCTTGATTACATGGAAGCCAGATGCGTAATCACCGTGTTTTGGATCTGAATCAGGGTGTGCGCCAACTGGGGTGATGGTTCCATAATCTGGATTTGAATCATCAAAGTTGATCTCAAAGACTCTTTGGGTCACATAGTCTCTAGAGCCTTTGTTGTAGCTCATCATGAAATAGTGCCTTTTCCCTGTTTCACAATCAACTAAATTCCAAGCAACTTGAGAGATCTCGTACTGATACTTCAGATCCTTGCTTGTGTTCTTGTCATAGATGTCGTAAGGATTCTTGTCCGGTGTAGTCAGCAGGGCCGGGTCACAGAAGATGGCTGTGTGCTGGGTAGTGACACCCTTGAAAGGATCAGAAGGGTCTGGGTTGGCAGGGATGTGAATTCGCACCATTGGCTGGCCGGGGCCGGGCTCGCTCTTTGAGTTCCTTCTAGGGTTATGGATCCACGAATAAACGTCCACGTCCCCATTGTCACGGGGAACAACGGTGTGGCCTCTTAGTGCCGGGTACTTGTCCATTTGCGTCGAGTTGTCACCAGGCGCATAAGCGATGTGATTGTGAGAAACCAAGATCGAAATATCCTTGATCTTTCCGGTGGGAATATGGAGAATCAGAACATTTTTCAGGTTGTCGTTGCCGTAGTTATCACTGTCTAAGCTTTTGTTATCAGTGATGATATTGCCGCCAGCATCTTCATGCTTTTTAGTACCCTCAAACATCCTCGTCATCAAGATATAGTCTTGCTGAATGAGGTGATACAGCGGGTGATCATCTGTAGGCCAACACGCAACAGCGTGCTCCGTCAGATTTTCTTGTACAAAGTTCTCATCTTCTGTGGCAATTAAAATCTCAGCAGCAATGAAATCAGCCATCCCATCCCTAGTTGAGATGATCGAATCTTCATTCGTTCTGATTTTTGCTAAAGCCTCTTCGCCTTGGCCAGCCGTAGCTAAAAGATCATTGATGTGATTCTCATGATCTTCAATGATGGGGTTAGCCAACAGGTTGAGGTCGGCGATGATCTCTTCATCTAGGCTTTCTTTCAGCTCTAGGATTCGGCAGTTCTTGAACGAAGATGCGTCACTGCCAGCACCTGTAACCCAAGGAATGATCTTTTGAACGCTTTCCCCTGAGTCAGGATCAATGATTGCAATAGCTGTTTGCAGCTTTTCGCTGGATACATACCGCTCAAACCTGCGATCATTGACGTTGTAAGCAGTCAGATTTTCTGACTGGTCAAACGCCACAATCTCAAGGGCGGTGGACCTTTGACTGTTTGTATTTTTAAAGTCAGGGTCTGGGATAGCAATCGCTTCTACAGTCTTGTCGTCATTAACAACCAACAACTCAGGATATACATCAACACCGTCAAAGCCTTTGTTGTCACCGGGGAAGAAGTACAGGGTGTCGCCAATGTTTGGCACATTGGGATGCCGTTTGTGCTTGTTGCAGCCGTACTCAATCCAATTATTTGTTGGGTAAATATTGGTTAGTGAATTGTCATCTGTGTCGAACCACATGATGCCGACATACAAAGCGTGCCAAACGATGTACCTATTTTCTAGAACAGTCAGACCATTGATCTTGCCCATCTCTGCAACCCTCTTGCCATCTGCATCCAATAAATGCTGATAAGGAAGATCTACGCCTCCACCAACATCTAAAAGATTTGTCTGCTTGCTGTCTGCATCAATAAGCTGGAATTTATGAATCCTTTTGCCCGGTTGGAACAGGTACACATCAGGCATTACCCCTGCGCCTTTATAAATGACAGCAGGAACACCACCACGATTTGCGTTAACTGTTTTAGTTACCGTGCCATAAGTGACTCCATCCAGGTCAAAGCTTTCAATCTGATTTTGATTAATTAGATCTTCAGTATCTAAAAACAGGGTCGCCTGTGCCTGTTTACTGCCATTGCCACCATTAGGGTCAAGCCGTTCAGAAGGGTTACCGATAAATAGGTGATAACGATCGCTGAGTGGTACGTGATAATTCAGTACACACCAGCTACGGCAGAAATGTAAAGTTCCAAAATGATCGAAGTCGTTATCAGGTGTGAGCCTGAGTGGTGGAGCGTCTTTTGGGTTTTCTGCCTGAACAAAGAAGATGTCATCACCGACATGGAATGGGCAGCTAAGGGGTTCTCTACGGCCAGGGTTGAGAGGGTTTGGCGCTTCTAGGTACTCAACATCACCCGTGACAGGATCACCAACAATTAGGTGCGGGTGGGGAGTCATGTTTGACCGCCCAAAGTAATTCCGCCACATCAAAATGCGGTGGTTCGCTTCGTCGTAATAAGCAGCGTCAACATACCGATTGATGGTCATGTTGGTTGGCGCCGTCTGATAAGTCAGCAGGCGTTCGGCTGCAGCGTCGGCGTATTGCTTGTTAACCGCGTCAAAAATGCCCACAGGGTCGGCAACGTTTTGAATCCTTGTACGGTCAGCATCAATGCCGCCAGTGACTTCTAACGAGCCATCAACTTTGAATGGCCCCTCCATTTCGTCACCACCTTTTGTCTTGACGTAATCGCCAGGCGCCCTGAAGCCTTGGATCTTCCACTTTTTGTCATCAACATCCCACGTGTAGGTGATGCCGTTAATCCCTGTGAACTCAGGGGTGGTGTTTGGGTTGGGGAAAGTAAAAGGCATGATCAGGATGGTTTAAAGGTGAAAAAGACAGCGGCTGATTGTCAGGACCATCCCGACACCGGAGAAAGGAAGCCAGCAACGTTCAGCATGTACTGATCCCCTTCGACCAAAAGATCAAATGCGGCTCTGTATTTAATAGCTTCGATTAAGACGTAATTCCCAGTGCTTTTGTTGAAAACTATTTTTTTCGTCTCTGCATACCACAAACACCTTCCGTCTTTATGCATAACGGTCATCGGCGACCCACCTTGATTTGATTCCGTGATTTGGTGGGAGTACTCATTAGTGCTGTTAGGTGGGCTGGGATAGTAGATCACTCCCCGAGAATTCTTATGCGCCAGGTATAGCTCCAGGACACCGTTTGCCATTTTCTTGGATCCAAATTCTCCGTCATTTAGATCATTGCCAGTGTTTTTGGATCCTTTGTATGTCCAAAGGTTCAGTATTAGTCCCCCTGAGCCACCGCCACTGTTGCTGTCTACATAGGCTTTCGTTGCCGCGTGGTGTGGCTGGCTGGGTTCTTTGAGGTTGTACAGGCCAAGTTCGCCCTCTTTGACTTGAAGCAGAGTTTTGTTGCTGCCTTCGGCGTTATGCTGCCTGATCTTCCAATCAGTGTCATTGGGGAGATTAGTGACTCCCGCGTTGCTTATTTTCCCTGCCAGACCCTCGTCAACATAGTCTTTGCTGGCACCCGCTTCATTTTGTGGGTAGATATAAACCTCTTGGGTTTCGTCTACTTCAAAATTATTTGTGCCGCTTAGATATTCAACGGTTAGTGCGTTTGAATCGCCGGACAGGATCCGGTAACGGCAGACCTCACCGACGCTTGCTAGCGCGACTGCCTCGACAAGCTCAATGATGTCGCCAACGTTGCAAGGCTTGATTGGCTGCCCGTTCAGGTCAAACGGTGCGAAGCTCATTGCCTGCACGTCAGCTGCAACAGCGTTGTTGACGTACAGCTCACCATTACGCCCAGCAGCGCCAATGTTGGTTGCCGTGATTTTGTACCGGGCAACGCTGCCCTTTGTGACCTGCAGCTCTTCCAGGTCAAGCTTGATTTTGTTTTGTTCCTCTAGCCCTTTGTTAACGGCATCCACCAAATTGCTCTGTACAACTAACGCTGAATTAATCGTGGCGTTAATACCGTCAAGGCTTACAGGTGGTGCAGCCGGTACCCATTCCAAACCGGTGTAAATGTAAAGAGTCAGTTCATCCTCTTCACTGTCAAACCACAACGCGCCTGCCTCGGGATTTAGCGGGGGCGTGTCCTGGATAGTGACACTGCCGCCGTTAGCGTCGATCCATTCAGTTACATAATCAGCGTTGGTCTTTTTGGCCAACACCTGGCCAGCGGTACCGCCAGCTTTCATGCCCGGCGGAAGCTTGGCAATGGCGTCGTCTGTGTATTTCTCAGCGGCTTCACCGGCTGCTTCGATTTCATCGTCTACATACTCAGTTTTTGCGTAATCGCCTAGATCAGCCCGGAGAGCAGCAATTAAACCATCGACATATTCGATCGTCGCGTAATCGCTTAAATCAACGATCCCGCCACTACCGCCGCCACCAGCAACAATGCCCTCCAGAGTTGTATACAGCCAGTTGTTGTAATCCGCTTGAGACTTCAGCCCGCTTAGATCTGGCAGCCCTTTGGCCTTTCTGGCGGTTGGATTAGCAAGCGGCAGCGTTGCTGTGTTCTGCAGCGCGCCGCCACCGTTACCGCCGCCACCACCACCGCCGGCGGACATCTTCCCGCCAACTGGTGTTTGCGGTGCTCTCAGACTCGTGAGCTTGCGCCAGCCAGATCCGCCCTTGGCGTAGAAATCGAATAAAGGACTGGAAGTATCGATCCAGAAGTCCCCGGGATTCCCCTCGTTGTCAGCTGGGGCATGTGGGGCGGACAAGATTGTGTTGCCATCACGCCCAGCGCGTCCAGGGAGTCCTGTGGGACCGGTGGGCCCGGTTGCGCCAGCAGGGCCAACAACACGACCGACATTGAGCACATTGCCATCAGTCAGCCCAAGTAAAAGGTTGCCGTCGGCATTGACTATCGCTGTATCGATTGAGGTCCCGTCTCGTCCGGGGGCGCCTGCCACGCCAACGCCAGCAGCACCCGCTCGGCCTGGGCTGCCAGCAGGGCCCGGTTTGCCGTCTTTCCCAGGCTTGCCAGCTTCGCCTGGGTCACCCTTGGGGCCTGCTGTAAGCCGCAGCTCTTTAATGCGCCCGTCTGAGAGCGTGATGATGACAGTGTCCGCTGTCGGTTGCTCGATGGAGCGGATGCCAACGCCTTCTGGTCCGATCGTGCCCTGCTTCGCTTCTTGAGCGCGTTCAACCAGCGAAAGAAGTTCAAGGTCAGAAAGCGCCATCAGTTTTTAGCCTCCTCATCATTATCGTTACCTTTGGCTAGGCGTTTCAGTCTGCGCTCAACTTCTGCGCGTATCTCACTGGTTTGCTCACCACCGTCATCGCTTTCAGCCTTGTCACCTTGGGGCTCATCGGCGTCCTCCTCGCCGAGGGTGCCACCCGCAGCAAATAGATCAGCGTTAGCCAGCTTCTCTTGACTGACTAGCTCAACCTCACGCTCAACATCGATGTTGGGCAGCACCTCGCCAGCCTTGAGCATTTCAAGCAAGCTTTCATGCGTGATTGCACCCTGCATCCAGAGCTGCATGTACTGCTGCACTTGGTTGCCGTCTAAAACTTGAGTGTCAAAGTCGCGGTCTAGCTGAATGCTTGGCGCTTCCATGTTCACGTAAGCCGCCGCAATATCGATTGCGTTCTGCAGGCACTTCTCTAGGTCCTTAGAAACGATGGCCAACAGGCTGTCTGAGTCAGTACGGCTAAGGCGCTTGGACTCTGCAGTCTCTGCGCCCATCTTTTGCGCAAACAGGGTGGAGATGCCCAGGCTGGACATCTGCTCCTCTAGCTGTGAGATGAAGTCCTGCTGCGCAGCAAAGCTGCCTTGACCAACAGGCTCGACGTAAGAAGCCTTGCCAGTCTCAGGAAGCAAAATGGCGCTGTTAGCGCTCAAGCCAATCTCGTTGTCAGTGTCGTCAAAGCCCTGCAATACAAGGATTGGCAACGCTGCCACGTGGAGAGCGTGTTGCAGGTCTGCCGTGCGCTGTCCATGCAGGATGTTGAGATTGGCAATAGGCAGCATCGGCGGCTTGCTAGTTAGCTCGCCGATCTTGTTGCTGTAGGTCACCGCTAGCGGGATGACAGGCAGGCTGGTGGTTCCGCTCTGGTGCACGTACCAACCACCCTCGCCTTTGCGGAACACGCGCCAGGTGCCTTGCTCTAAGACGCGGATCTGACGAACAACCTCATCGCCAAACTCGCCAATCTCCTGGCTGACGTACTCATTGATCCGAACCTGGCCAATGGGGCTGATCGGTGAATCGTCGGATTTGCGCCAGCCAAGAACATCCTTGGCGTCTACCTCGATGAAGTAAGGACGCAGGCCAAGATCACGCTCCTCCTGCAGGTTGGCGGCTGCCTCTGTGTTGGGCATATCCACCAGGATTGCCGCATGGCCCCAGAGGATGCTGCTAATGGCTAAGCGACGGGCAAAGGTATCAAGGCTGGTGCCGTAGCCGTCTACGTCCTCAATCCATGTTTCCCAGTAAGGATCAACCTCGCCTTCCTCTTCCTTGGATACCAATTGGCAAGGCTTACGCAGGATTAGGCCTGCTGCTTGCTCTGCTAATCGGGTCAGGAAAGGTGACAGCGTGGCGTGACTAACACGCCTGCGCCATGCGTCGTAGTCCTCTTTTGGCTCACGAGGCAGGAATACTTGAGCGTTTTGCCTGAAATATTGAGTACCACCAACGCAACAATCGATGGGCACCCAGGATTCGGACATGGCCATTACAGGGCCGCTAATCCAACTCGGGTCGTTGCCTGGTGTTGTTTCTGGGGCTGGCTCTAATACAGCATTCCCCATGGAGGGGCTGTAAATCCCGCTGGGGTATTGGTTTGCCTCAGCCACAGACAGCCCACAGCTTCATCCCTAAATGATAATCGCCCTACCTAACGGAAACTGCTGGCTGTCCGCGCACCTGTGGTAAACACAGTTACGCAGGGCTGTTGTATCAACTGTTTGCCCAGCGTCGGACGGTGGAGCTGGACACGCGGTAGCGCTTGGCTATTTCGGCGTAGGTGTGTCCGTTGCGATGTAGGCGCTGAATGCGGGTGCTACGGCTCTCTGTCGCGTATAGCAAGAGCAGGACAGGGAAGAGCAGCAGGACCGACACCCACGCAAGTGTGGTGCAGATCATGGTTTCAGTTGTAAATGGGTGCCCGTTGATCACGGCTCAAGGGCAAAGCCGCCGCCTGTCTTGTCCGGCGATCGAGGATCGGGGCCGTGCATCCCGCTTGTGGCTGTAATGACAATAACATTAGTGTTACGCCTACGCAACCGTCTATGTAGCTCCCACGGCGAGACTCCCCTGAGTAACCATGGATTGCCTTCAAAAATCACCTTCAGTGAAAATTCAAGCGTTGGCTGTTGCCGCAGCCACCCTTGCCGTTGCCGCGCCGGCTCTACCCGCGCAGGCGCGTGGCCAAAACATGATCAGGCCCGACATCAATCACGCTGCCAGGACCCACTGCAACGCGCTGCAGCGTGGCGCTACCTGGTCGCAAGCAATGGGTGCTGGCATCCAAACTCCTTTCGGTCAGTACTGGTACGCCAACGCCAACGACAAAAACAGAGACTGGCTGGCCGGGGAATATGCAAACGCTTTAAGGGTGTTTTGCCCAGCAATGGAGCAGAGGGCATTTAGAGCCCACCAGCGCAATCAAAACGGCGGCGGCTCGCGCTACACAGGCGGCTACACAGGCGGCAACACCACGATCAGCGAAGACCCCTTCGAGTTCTGATCACCAAATCTGACCAACACGAGCCTTGGAAGATCCAGTCTTCCAGGGCTTCACTTGGTTCATCGCGCTCAAGATCAAATAACCGCAGCCATCGATCCAGTGCTCTAGCCCTGGGTCTTTATCGACGACGAAGTCCTCAGCGCCTTCCTTAAACGTGACGCTACGGAAGCCCTTGATGGTGTTCTTGCACCTCGGGTGGACGTACATCCTGCGCTCACCTTCAGCATTCTTGATTAGCCAGTTAGTGGCGTTCAGCCTGTCTTTAACGGCCCACGGTGAGTTAGGCGCGATCACCTTGAGTCCATACTTCCGCAGGATGCCGTGATCAGTCACACCAGCCGCTGAAGTCTTCCTTGCCTTGCCTGTCGGGTCTGGGTAGCAGATGATCTCCCGATTGGGGAAGCGCTCACGCAGCATCTGCCCCACCTCATCAGTGTTTGAGTTTTTAACCGCGATCTCATCCCAGATGTGCAGCTGATCCTGCACCTTGCTGCAGATCACGCCGGCCATGATGCCCACGTTGAAGTCCAGGCCAACAAGGATCGGGCCACCAACATCGGCCACATCTTCAGCCACGTTGCTTTCGTCGAACTCAGGGAAGACCCTGCCGCTGAACGTCTCGAAGCTGGCCAGAAACTCCTGCTTAAACGTGCGCTCATCCAGCGTGCGCTTCGCTAGCTCAACCTCCTCTGGCGGCACGTTGCCACCCTCGATGGTGTTGTAACTGAACGTCTGCCAATCGGGCTCAGTCTCTGCCTGCTCGTACCACTCGTGGAAATGGTTATACCCGCAGGGCGTGCTGATAAAGATCGCATTGCCGCGCTGGTCAGCTAGCGCAGGGCGAATGACCATCTCCCAGCAATCAGGGGGGATATATGCCGCCTCGTCAAGGATGACGTTGCTAAGGCTGTTACCCCGCAAGCTGTCGTACCTGTCCCCGCCTTTCAGCTCGATGCGACTGCCATTGGTCAGCTCGATGCTTAGGTCTACCTCGTTCTTCTCAGCAAATAGCTCACGGGGCACCATGGCCTTGAGCTGTCGCCAGGCAATGGACTTGGCTGCCCTGTAGGTCGGGGCTAAGTACCAGTTGAGGCTGCCTGATTTCTGTGCTGCCCAGACGATTAGCTGGACAAGGCTTAAGTGCGTTTTGCCGAAGCGACGACCTGCAGCCAGCATCCTGAAACGTGCTGGATGGTGAAACACGTCGTTTTGTGGTCCTGTTAATCCAGAGACCAGCTCATCAGCAAAGGGGCGCAGGTCAGTTTCAGTGACCACTACCTCTGGCGGCTCTAATAAAAACCCACCAGGGCAGTTGGCCAAGATGCTCATTGTTTATCTGCTGTGTAGGGCTCGTTCATGATCTGCTCTAGGTACTCGTCAGCATCCTCAGGGATCTGAGATTCTTTGGGCTGAGAGGAACATGCAGCGAGGGCCACGGCAATGGCTGCTGCAAATAGAAGGTGTTTCATTGGTGATTAACAGGGTTGCTCGTAGGCGCGCTCTGCTTGGCGCTTGATGCTGGCTTTTAGGTAGCCCCACTTGTCTTCAACGAGGTGATGGCTGCTGACGTAAGTGCAGGCAGTGATCCCGTCTTGTGTAAGGCACATGCGAACAGTGCCATCAGGCAGCGTGCTGATCTCTTTGCTCATTAGTCGTCTAGGGCCTTGGTGAGTTGCGTGATGACTGGGGCCATCAATTCGCCGATGGTTACTCGCTTGGAACGTGAGAGATCCCCGCGAACAACCTTGATGGTGATCTGCTGGATGCCGTCTTGGTCGGTGTAGTGATCGCTAAAAACCTGCACCTCGTCGTCGCAGTCCAGGCAAGTGTTTGGCAGGCCGTCAGGTAGCTCGCTCATGCAGGTTCGCCTCCATCCCAGTTACAGGTGTTTGGATCCCATTTGAGGATCTGCATTTTGCCGCTCTCGATTGCTCGCTTTAAAGCAGCTTGAGCGGCGTAGGCCTCTTTGATGCTGCCGACTGTGGTGCAGTGGCTATGGCCTGACTCTCGTAAGCAGACGCGGAAAGTCCCGTCTGACTTGTTCTCCTGAAGCGTGAGCATCAAGGCTGAGTTGTAATGCTATTGCCATTATGGCTCGGGAACGGTACGGTGGCAATGTCGGTAGGGGCCAACCGCAAGGCGCCCAAAGGTGCTGGTGATGACACCTGTACGACTGCCGGCAACTAATCAAGTCAGCCCAATCAGCTCGGCCTGCAGGCGAGCGCTATTCACAGCGACCTGCATCTGACCGCGCTTAGCTGCTGCTTGCTCGTAGCCCCTAAGGCGCATGAGCGCTTCTGCCAGAAACTGCTGTCTGCTGAGCTGGCAGTCCTGCTCCAGCATCTCGCGAGCACGAGCGATGTATTCGTCAGCCTGCCTAGTAGAGATGTCCCAATTCTCTGCGGCGTGTTGCAGGACCTGCTGCCGTGAGAAGGCTTTGCTAAGCAGGCCGTAAACCTCAGCGATACGTTGATCGACTAACGCTTTGGTTCCTTTAGTTGGCCGCTTTGGCGTGGCCATTAATAGTTTGCGGGATAAATCCTTGCGCTAATCGTAATGGGTTAGGGGAGGGGTTTGCCATTATCTCTCGGTAATGGTATTGTCATTAACCCGTTGCTCGATGGGGCTCATGAGTCTCATAGGGCTACGGCGTGACAGGGGAGATTGCCGTCTCGTCCTGCCACTGACCTGTCGACTGAACACCTTCAGCCAGCCGAGAGGCTGCTTAAAGCATGAGATTGAAACGTATTGCGCTGCCTGCGTTTGTGGGCGGTTTCGCGATTGTTAGTGGATTTGCTGCGATGCCTTTGATGGCATCTAGCAGTGAAATTGAAATTGAGTATGTGCCGCTAGATGGCGCTGCTGTTGAAGCCACCAATGGCTGGCAGTGGCACCCACCGATGGCGCTACCTGTGGATGTACAGACCTCGCCTGTGAGTGAACAGGTTGACCCCACAGACACGAGCTATTTGCAGCGTCCTGCTGACATGCCCGCTGTTGGTCCTGCTGGTTACGAGGACTGAAGCGATGAATATCAAAGCTTTGTTGGCCACCAGTGTTGTGGCCGTGGCCCCGTTTGCCTTTGCGCAGAAAGCAAGTGCTGCTGCCTCTGACTGCTGGTATGGCGACACCAACGATCGCGCCTTGGAATATGCGGAATGCAGCGTGACGCAATACGAACGCGACGGCGAACCCTATTTCGTTGTGGAGCTAGGGGTTGAATCCATTGAGGTCTTTCTGTGGACCTACTGGGATGGGCGCAAGGAAAACAGGGCTGAGATCGTGACCACTAACACCAGGACAGGCCAGGTCACCGAGGGAAATTATCCGTACATCGTTGACGCTGACGGCGACCCCAAGATCGCGATTGGTGATTTCCGGCTGGTCTTCCGCTTTCCTGATCACCCTGATGCAGGGACAGGCAGCACCTCGTTAGATCCTGATCGACCTGGGCGTGTGCCCGTTAGCCCTGCTGCTCAGCCAACAGATGGGCTGAGGCGTGGCGACCTGTCAGACACACCGTTCAGGTTTTAGCCATGAGCTATTACCAGTGGCGCGTGTTTGCGCGTGATGTCACGGTCTGCTGCGTGGGCAGCGTGGCCATGGGCTTAGGGCTAGCCATGTTGGCTGATATGGCGATGCCTAAGAAAGCTCAGGCTCGGCCATCTGAGCTGAGGCTGATTGAGCAGGCAGTGGAGCGCGCTGCTGGTACCCGTGTGCTGTGGGCTAAAGGCCGCACGCATGGGTGCAGCAAAAGCACCCTGCTGGGGTTTTATGCCCCAGACAAAAACAGGGTGATCATGTGCGAGAGCAACCTGCGCAACAGCCTGCCAATGGCCATCGAGCTGATCAAGCACGAGGGCTGGCATGCGGTGCAGTTTCGCTGCAATCAAGGGAAGCCAGTGCTGCGTGATGACCAACTGCGCAATGGGATGAGGCGCAAGGACAAGGCGATCTTGCGCGATGCCTACCCGGCACAGCAGCACCGGCTGGAAGCTGAGGCGAGGACCGTGTCACAGCTACCGACTCAGCACTTTTTAGCTGGGGTAGAGGCCTACTGCCGGTACCGGACGTAAAGGGTTTGTGAACTGGGTTGACCATTCCCGTTGCGTAATCCTATTGTGATTACACCAACGGGATAGACCCTTGACCACAGCACCCATGGCTGCCCTTGGCAGCAGCCTCCCTCTCAACCCTCCAGCCGCTCTCTACGAAGTCACCCTTGACGACGTAGAGCGCGCTCAACAGCAGTTAGCCCGCTTCTGGGCTGAATGCGCCGAAACCGTTAAGGCCTACGAGTACGAGCGAGGCATGGGTTGCAGCGCTGCCAGCTACTACGGCGCACAGGCTGCTCGCAATGTCTGCGACGACGCCCATTTCGATTTTATTGACCAAAACTGATCCCCCTAGGTAACGACAATGCCTTTTGAAACCCGGGCCGCTGATGGCGGCCTTTTTCGTGTCATCAATGGCCGCCGCGTATGGATTGCCAATCCACCGAACAGCTTCATTCACGAGGAGTTGACTGGACCTGGCTACTTGCCCCAGCCAATGGGGGGCCAGGCGAGAGTCCAGGACGTGCTGAGGCTGTTAAACGAGCCAGGCAACGCAGTGCCGATAAAGCACGACTAAAAACCTCAAAAAAACCTAAACGCTAAACTCAATAGGAATGCAGTATGGATCGGGAAGGGGATGAGCAACAGACCCAGAGACGCCGTGAAATGGTCGAAACCCATTCAGGCGATGGTGAGCGAAGAAACGCAGACCAAGCTGAAAACCCTCAGCCGTCAGGCGGGGACAACGATCAGTGGTCTGTGCAGGGAGATCCTGGACGACCATGTGAACCACGATTCGACCTCCAAGAGCTGCTGAAAGAGCTGGAGCGTGAGCAGCTAGGCAGCTCAATCATTGAGCGTGCCTTTTATCCAGCGCCTTTAACTGTTCCCCCTCGGGAACGGGAGGCAGAATGGGTTGCGTGGTCAATGCTGGCTTGGGCTAGCCCGGCAGGCATCGCCGCATTTGATGAGGAGCTGGCCTCCCAGGGCTTCTACTCAAAAGTTTTTCGCGAGCACTCTGACCAGGGGCTGGCGGAAATTGAGGCCGAAAAAAATCCCGACTCACCCCAACTCACTGCCTTCAAGGAGTTGGAACGAATCGGGGTCTTAACGCAAAACGACTTTTATTCACCGAGCAAAGCCGCAAATGGATTCTACACAGGACTTCTTGCAACTCAAGAAGCGCTTCAGGCAAATAGTCCGCCATTGGAAAGACGATCCAACCATGACGGAATGGGTCGCGGAAAGATCGTTGCTGAACAAGTGGCCACTACCGAACGACATCGATCTGATGACCAACAAGGTCGAAATCGAGCACTATCTAAATCTGATCGAGGAGAGAAAGCCGGTAGCCCTGGGGGAAGCTCAGGAAGGGGAGCTACAGGGCGGCGAGAGCTACGACCAAATGGCGGAACGCCAGGATTTAAACAAGGAAGCAACGGAAGCGGCACGAGCGGAAGCAGCAGCGAAGAAAGCCAGGACAACGAGAACTCAACGCCTCGATTGGGCAGAAAGCGAAGCCGGCGTAATCGTTTCTGAAACAACTGACGAAGACAAAGCCATACACCTGCTCCAAGACGCCTACGAGGAGCAGTTCCCTGGCGCAGCTGTGATCAGCGCACGGGTTGCCAAAAAGCTGGTCACAGAGGCTTACCTGAGCCTTATTCCAAAACGGGACTACCTACGCCCTGGCGACGCCATCGACTTAACGCCTACCGAGTGGCTCTGCGAAGGGCTGATTATGCGAGGTGGGTTCAACTTGATCATTGGCTTACCGAAAGTCGGTAAGACAGCACTAATCCTGGGGCTCCTGGGAGCCCTCCATAGAAATGAACCAAGTTTTTTAGACAAGCCAATTATGGGGCCGTGTCCACCGATCATCATCGTGGGCACAGACCAAAGCGAACAGCAGTGGGGCAAGGCCCTACAGCGCGAAGGCTGGGTTACCTACGTCGATGGCAAGCCAGTCATTTGCCCTGAGTCACCGGTTAAAGCCTTGATCCGCGCAGGAGACAACCTTGTGATGAATGAAGCAGGGCTCAAGGAGATTATTGCGGTCGTTGAGCAACACCCTGGCGCTGTTGTGGTGCTGGATAGCTACCGCTCCCTTGCTGGTCCGTTAGGTCATGAGGAAATCTCTGAGACCTGGAGCCGACCTGCTCGCTCGCTGTACTGCCTCCTAGCGCCGTACAAGTGCACTGCAGCGCTGTTACACCACAGCAACAAAGAGAACAAAGGCGGAACGGCTATCAGCGCCTCAGCTGGCAGCACAGGCCTTCCTGCTGTCGCTGATTGGTCAATCCTTATTAACTACTTGGTGCCATGCCCTGAGGAAAAGGACCGCACGGACTTCCGCGTAGTCATCAATGGCATGGGCAGAGCCGAGCCACATCGCCTTACCGGCCAGCAGGTTGGCAAGCATCCAGATGTCCGCTGGATGCCGCTAAGCGAGGAGGAGGCCGACACAACGACAATTGAGCTGGAAGGCAAGGAAGCCGCGCTAACGCATCCAGAGCGGATCAAGGCCGTTAACTACCTGCGAGAGATCGCAGAGCATTCCGGCGGCAAATCAGGCTGCACTGCAACGGAGCTGGCACGCGCATACAACTGGGACCAAAACAACGCCCGCAGGATGCTGGTCTGGCTGGCCAAGGAAGGCTTGGCAACCAAGGTGCAGGGGCTTGTGCAGGTCGGCGGCAACAAACGCCAAGACGTGTATTTCCACTGGGAATATTCGCCTGCATTTTCCTCTGCGCCCGAGACGCCAAAACTTGCACGCCCTTTGTCAGAAACTTTTGATTTAGTGCATTTACATGATTTACCTACCAACCCTGGAGGGGAAAAGGCAGAAAATACGCTTAATCCGCAAAATGAGGACAAAGGGCGTGCACGGTCTGAATTGCCGCCAGCAGGCACCAAAGTTGAGCGTCGAATCAATGGCACCTGGCAAAACAGCTGGGTGCTGATCGACAAGACAACGGGCCCATTCAACGTTTGTATTCAGAAGCTGGGCAATGCCAGCGCTACTTACACGCACCTTGAGTGGTGGGATCCAGAACACGACACAGGCGAAGTTCGTTTGTGCCAACACGTTCCCCCTACGCAGCCCGAACCAGAACCGGGAGAGCCCGGCTACGACCCCAACGCACCCTTCTGAAATGCCACTAACCACCGACGAGCTTCACGACCTCTGCAATGCCATTGATTTGGCGCTTGGCTCGTACAGCCTTGAAGACTCGAAAAAGCTGGCTGCTGGGTATCGGCCTGGCACGCCTGGCCATGCCCGCTTAGTGGCCTTGCTGCCACGACTTGTTGAACTAACGGAGGCCTAATGGACACCCAACGCCACGACCTCGGGACTACCTACGTCCGACACGAAAACGGAGCAGATTTTGAAGACTGGTCAGCTGTGACCTGGGATTGCCCTAACTGCAATTCCCGCTTGCTTGCGGTCTTTGTCGAGCGCATGGGGCAATCCTGCTCAGATACAGATCCTGTCGAATGCCCCCATTGCGGCGATAAAAGCCATCGCATTTATTCAGCGGGGTGGCCATCAGTACAGGTTTTGACTGCAGGCAATAAGCGCATTTCCAATAAGGAGGCGTACCAAATCCAATTTGGAGATCCGGCCTGATGCTTGATCCGTTACCCATCGCCTTTAACGAGGAGCGCCATGAGTACACCTGGGAGCCGACCGGCGAGCAGATGCTCTGGAGCATCTCTGGCGTCGTTAAACCGCTAAGCCCTGAGCAGCGGGAGTGGCTAGAGAAGAACAGCCATTTCGCCGAGCGCGGCACAGCCAT